GCCAAGGCGGCCGCGTCGGCGGTGCCGAGCGCGAGCCCTTCCGTGAGGATCCTGACCAGCCTAGCCGGTATGCTCCGAGCAGCGCTGAGGCGCAGGCCTACATCGCGCAGGCGGAGCGCGCAGGCGAGCCGGAGGCGACCATCGCCCGCTACCGACAGCACGGCCTGAAGCTGCGGCCGAGTGAGGCGCGTCGGATCATGGCCGGCGGCCGCATCGGCGCGCAGCCGGTGGCGGCGGTCGCAGCTCCCATCCTGAGGCGCCTGAGCGCAGCCCAGGATGATCCACCGAGAACGGTGCACTGACCTGAGGGGCACGGAGGCACGATCATGTCCGACCGAACGAAAATTGCCCGCATCGCCGCATCGATCGAGGCGCAACAGACGCACGCCAAGCTAGCGCGCGCTGGCGCCCTTAAGCTCACTGCGGCCCATGCGGCCGTGAACCAGCGCCTGCCGGCCACTCCTAGGCGCCGTGTGCCCTCCATGCCGAGGGTGACCCTCGACATGAAACCGACGCCGGAGCGGATCGCAAAGGAGCCCGCCGGCTTCGAGCAGGCGAATGGCACGAAGGCCTACCGGATAAAGGCGCCGATTGATGCTGTGTCCGAGCGGCTGACGGAAGACGAAACTCTTACTGCTCGCCGCTTCGTGACGGACTATCTCAGAGCGGAAGCCGGCCGACGCCAGAAGGTGACGGCGTGCTATGACGGCGTGCCGGCTGCCCAGCATGGACCGCGCCATGGCGGCGTTATTGACCACGCTAGACCGGCGTTCACGGTGATGGCGATTGCAGCATCGATGATGGACAGACGGTTCTGGTACGTCCTGGAGAAGCTCGCCGTGGGCGTTCAGCGGGAGCGCGATGGTAGGCCGTGGACGTTGGAAGAGATCGGCCGGGAGTTCATGCCGACGCCGTACGTCGACGCGGCTTCCAATCGGGGTGTCGCAGTCGGTCTGCTCAAGAGCGCGCTCTGGCGTATGTCGGAATTCTACGGCGCAAGAAGCCGACTGACGCAAGAGCGGGCTTGACAACCATTTTGCAACCTTGCATTTTCCTATCGTTCGATTCGTGCGCCCGGACGGCTCCAGCCCTCCGGGCGTTTCCATATCCAGCCCTCCCCAAAGCGATGCCGAGCCCACAAGAGCGCGCCCTAGTGCGGGCGCAGCTCCGCGACCTGCTGCACAGCTTCCGATCTGGTGAGGCGCTGGCGCGAGCCGAGACAGCAATGGCGCGCGCTCAGCGCGCCCGTATGCGGCAGCACTGGCTCTTTCGCGTTGAGGACGAGCGGGATGCCCAGGATGAAGCCCTTGCCGAGCTGATGCGGGCCTGACGATGGATGTCGAGCACCTCGCAAACGAAATCGCCAGGGCTCTCATGGGTCCGGAGCCATCTTGTGCTCGCCGATGCGGTGCTGGCGCTCCAGCAGGAGGTGCTCGCCATCAAGGCGCAGCTCGCGCAGAGCACGAGGCCATGTTCTGGTCGACTATCCCGGCCGATCAACTGGAAGGGGATCACGGAAGCGCTCGGCGCGCTGCGCGAGGTGCTCTCAACGCCAGCCATGCAGGCGCTGATCACGGGCGCCATGCCCTTGCTCGCCGCCTTCCTCAGATGGTTGTTGCGATGGCTCGGCAGCTAAAGAACAATTGGGGTTTCGCGCTCGGCGCGGCGGCATCTGTCGTAGTCCTGGTGATCTGAGCATGGGAAGGCGCGACGACCGCCGCAGCCCTGAAGCAGCGGCCTGGAGGAAACTTTACAAGGGCCCGCGTTGGAAGGCCCTTCGGATGCAGCAGCTGAGAGAGCACCCGCTCTGCAAGCGCTGCCTGGAGATGAAGCCGCGGCGTCTGACGGCGGCAACCGTCGTCCACCATATCGAGCCCCACAAAGGCGATATCACCAAGTTCTTCGACCCTGCCAACTTGGAGAGCAGCTGCGCGCCGCACCATGACGGCGATGCTCAGAGCGAGGAGCGCGTGGGCTACTCGACGGCCGTAGGCGAGGATGGATGGCCAGTGGATGCGCGGCACCCGCAACACGCGGCACGCTGAGCGCCGTCGCCGCGGTGGGGGGAGGGTCGAGAAAAATCGGCGTTCCTCCGAGGACCGGCGGGGGTCCCAAAAAATCCGCATCCGCATTTCTGACACTCTGAGAGCACTCACGAGTCATGTCAAGACATCGAACACCGCTAGCCAAAGCGGAGGCGACCGGTCGGACGGTCCACGATCCGCAGCGCTATAGGGACAGGAAGGAACCGGCCAGCGCTCCGCTCGGCGATCCGTCACGCATGCTGAAATTCGACGAGCTGGAAGCTTGGGAAATCCACAAGCGGCAGTTCTGGTATCTGAAAGAGAGCGATCGCGGGGCTGCCGAGGTGGGCGCAATGCTACTCGGGCGCCTTATGGCGGGATGCCGCGAGCTGAAGGTGCAGAAGGCATATCTGGCGTGGTGCAAAGAGATGGGCGGCACGCCGACGGCCAGCAGCAAAGTCAATGTCCCGCAAGTCGAAGCCGGCGACCCCGCCGACGAGTTCCTCAACTGATCCGGTGACCGCCTATGCGGAGGCGGTCCTCTCGGGCAGTGAGATCGCTGGTCCGCACGTGCGCGCCGCCTGCCGGCGGCATATGCGCGACCTGGAGGAGGGCGGCAAGCGAGGCCTCGCGTTTGATGCCGAGGCGGCCGACCGCGTCTTCCGGTTCTTCAGCAAGGTGCTGCGACTCTCAGAAGGCCAGTTCGAGGATCGGCCTTTCGAGCTCCATCCAAGCCAAGCCTTCATCCTGGGATCAATCTTCGGATGGAAGCAGGCGGACCGCACCAGGCGCTTCCGGCGCGCGTACGTCGAGCAGGGTAAGGGCAATGGCAAGAGCCCACTCGCCGGCGGCATCGGCCTCTACGGCATGGCGGCGGATGGGGAGCCCGGCGCGCAGGTCTACTCGGCCGGGTCGAAGAAGGATCAGGCGGCGATCCTGTTCGGCGATGCGGTGAAGATGGCGCGCAAGGTGCCCTCGCTCGCGAAGCGCATCACGTTCGCCGGCAACGATCCGCACGTCTGGAACATGGCGATGCTCGGGGCGCCGCAGGCCGGCGCGTTCTTCCGGCCGGTTTCACGTGAAGCTGGCCGCCACGGCTCCGGGCCCAGGCCGCACATGGCCCTGGTCGACGAGCTGCACGAGCACCCGGACCGGACGGTGATGGAGATTCTGGAGCGCGGCTTCAAGTTCCGCCGGCAGCCGCTCCTGTTCATGATCACCAACTCCGGCACCGATCGCAATTCGGTCTGTTTCGAGGAGCACACCCACGCGGTCGCGGTCGCGCACGGCGACAAGCAGGATGACACGACCTTCAGCTACGTCTGCGCGCTCGACGAAGGCGACGATCCGCTCGAGGACCCGACCTGCTGGAGGAAGGTGAACCCACTGCTCGGCACGGTGCTGACGGAGGACTATCTCGCCGGCGTCGTCGCGCAGGCCAAAGCCATTCCGGGTAAGCTCAACGCCATCTTGCGGCTGCACTTTTGCCAATGGACGAACGCCGAAACAGCGTGGATCTCGCGGCAGGCCTGGGAGGCCTGTGAGGATCCCGAGCTGAAGATCGAGGACTTCGACCGCCAGCGCTGTTGGGCCGGCCTCGATCTCAGCGCGACGAAGGACCTGACCGCCAAGGTGCTCGTCTTCGAGGACGGCGAGACCGACGACGGCAAGCCGTGCTTCGCCGCGTTCGCTCAGGGGTATACGCCGAAGGACACGCTGGCGCAGCGCGCGCTACTCGACAAGGCGCCATACGAGGTATGGGAACGACAGGGGTTCCTGACCGCGACGCCCGGTTCAGTGGTGCGATACGACCACGTCGCCGCGGACTTGGTCGACGATCAGGCCAGGTTCGACCTGGTGCAGGTCGCCTATGATCGATTCCTGATCAAGACGTTCGAGCAGGTGCTCGGTGATATGGGGGCTGAGCTGCCCCTGATCGAGCACGGGCAGGGCCTCACGCAGCGGCAGGGATGCCCTCCGGACTGCGATAAAGCGCACCGGCACAGGCCCATGCCGCTGTGGATGCCCGGGAGCATCACGGCGCTCGAAGAGCTCATTCTGGAACAGCGTATCCGCTTCCACGTCAATCCGGCGCTGCGCTCGGCCGTGGCATCGGCACGCTTCTTCACCTCGCCGGCAGGACTGCGGCGGTTCGAGAAACAAAAGCCGGGCGGACGCATCGACCTGGCCGTGGCGCTCGCCATGGCCGCGGGCGCCGCCACGGCGAACGCCAGGGTCAAGGCGCCAGAATATCAAATGTTCTTCCTGGGAAGGGCGGCATGAAGATCGAGCGAGCCTATTCGCTGCTGACGGTGAAGCGCGTCAGCGAGGACCAACGCATCATCGAAGGCGTGGCCAGCACACCCGAGCCCGATCGCATGGGCGACGTGGTCGAGCCGGCCGGTGCGCAGTTCAAGCTGCCGGTGCCGCTGCTCATGCATCACGACAGCCGGCAACCCGTCGGCCACGTCCTCGACGCGCGCGTCGGGAAGGACGGCGTCGACGTGACCGCTCGCATCATGGCGATGGACGCACCGGGCACCCTGAAGGACAGGCTCGACGAGGCCTGGCAGTCGGTCAAGTCGGGCCTGATCCAAGGCCTGTCGATCGGCTTTCGCGCGATCGAGCGCACATTCATGGAAGACACGAACGGCATCCGGTTCACCGCATGGGAGTGGCTTGAGCTGTCCCTGGTGACCGTGCCCGCAAATGCCGAGGCCAGCATCACCATGGTGCGCAGCCTCTGCGACACGGCCGCGTCTGGCCGATCTGCGAACCGCTCCGGCGCCCCGGACCAAAAGACCATCAAGCCCGTGATCTTGCGAGCCCCGACGAGGCTGCACCCGATCCGGGTCATCATTCCGGGTCGAAAGGAGGCCCGCTGACATGGCTACTGTAGCCGAACAGATCGCCTCGCTCGAGGCGAAGCGCGCCGCCAACGTCGCGCGCATGGAGGCCGTGATGCAGAAGGCTATCGACGATGGCCGCACCACGGAGGCTTCCGAGCAGGAGGAGCACGACACCCTGGGTCAGGAGGTCGATCAGATCGACGGTGACCTGGTGCGCCTCAAGAAGATGCAGACGCTCAAGGTGGCGTCGGCCAAGCCGGTCTCCGGCGTGGTCACGGCCGAGAAGGGAACCGAGGTGCGCGACCCTGCGTCGCCTGCCATCGTCCTGCAGCGCCGTCAGGAGGTCGCTCCTGGCATCCGCTTCGCCCGCTATGCCAAGTGCATGGGCGCCGCGTATGTCGAGCAGCGCAAGGGGAACCTCGTTTCGGCGATCCAGTTCGCCAAGACGATGTACCCCAAGGACGTGGACCTTCACGAGATTTTCGAGAAGGCGAACGTCACGGCCGGCGGCACCAACGCCACCCACAACTGGGGCAGCCAGTTGGTCGGCACTGAGACGCAGGCTTTCGCTGACTTTGCGGAGTTCCTGCGGCCTCAGACGATCATCGGCAAGTTCGGGCTCGGCAACGTGCCCGCGCTGCGTCAGGTTCCGTTCCGCACCCGTCTGATCTCTCAGACTGGCGGCGGCTCGGGCTACTGGGTTGGCGAGAGCCAGGCTAAGCCGCTGACGAGCTTCACGTTCGGCAGCACCAGCCTGACCCCGCTCAAGGTTGCGAACATCGCGGTCACCACGATCGAGCTGCTGCGCGACAGCTCTCCGTCTGCCGAGACCCTGGTGCGCGACAGCCTTGCGGCTGCTCTCCGCGAGCGCATGGACATCGACTTCATCGCTCCGACCAAGTCGGCGTCGACGGGCGTGTCCCCGGCCTCGATCACCAACGGCATCAGCCAGTCTGCATCGTCCGGCAATCAGGCCAACGCTGTCCGTCAGGATATCGCCACCCTGATGGAGTCCTTCATCACGAACAACAACCCGCCGACTTCGGGTGTGTTCGTCATGAAGGCGACCACGGCGATGCGCCTGTCGTTGCTCCGCAACGGCCTGTCGAGCGCCAAGGAGTTCCCGGACATCAACCTGAACGGCGGCATGCTGGAAGGGTTGCCCGTGATCACCTCCGAGCACGTTCCCGAGGACACCTACGGCACTTTCGTCACGCTCGTGAATGCTGGCGACATCTATTTCGCCGACGAGGGCGAGATCGCCGTGGACATGTCCCAGGAAGCCTCGCTGGAGATGAAGGACAGCGGCCTGTCTCAGGCTGCCGACTCGCCTCCGGGTGCCACATCGGTGGTCAGCCTCTGGCAGACGAATAGCGTCGGCTTCCGTGCCGAGCGCACCATCAACTGGGCGCGGCGCCGCACCGAGGGCGTGGCCGTCCTCGACGGCGTGCACTGGGGCGAAGCAGGCTCGCCCTGATGGCTGATCTGATCGCCATCAAACACATTACCTACGCCGGGCGGGTCATCCGTCCCGGCGTAGCATTCCGCGCGCGCCCGTTTGAAGCCCGCATCCTTGTGGCTGCCGGGCACGCGCGGTTTTCGCCTGCCTCCGATCCGGTGCCGGCGCACGAGACGCCGCAGACCATCATTGGCCGGCTACGCACCGACTATGAGACCCAGTTCGGCCGCGCGCCTGACATGCGATGGGGCGTGAAGCGCCTCACCAAGGAGATAGAGGCGCAATGAAGATCCTCGGCTTCGAGATCAAGCGCGTCGAGAAGGCGGCGCCTCCGACCGGCCTCAACAGCATTCTGGCGAACCGCGGCGGCTGGCTGCCAATAATAAGGGAATCGTTCGCGGGCGCGTTTCAGCAGAACGTCACGATCGACCGCAACGTCGTGCTGACCAGCCCGGCGGTGTTCGCGTGCATGACGCTGATCGCCAGCGACATCGCGAAGATGCGCTTGCGCCTCGTGCGGCGCGACGACGACGGCATTTGGACCGAG